TCCAGTCGGCAATATTTCTTTATCATACTGTGATTCATCTGTGCATTGCAAAGAAGCCCATGTTTCTGCAATCGTTCACACTCGATTGCACGCGCTGCAACAACGCGCTGACGAATCGCAGCAGAGGTTTCTGCCTTGCGTGTACTGTGCAGATCCGTATAGTCGACCCGAGACACGCGAATGTGGAGATCAATGCGATCAAGCAGCGGTCCCGACAGCTTGCGCGTATAACGCTTGATCTCCCCCGCCGAACACTCGCACGCATGGCTCTTATCTCCGTAATAGCCGCAGGGACATGGATTCATTGCCGCTACCAAAATGATACTGGAGGGAAAGGTCAGTGTTGCGTTGGCACGCGACACGGTAATCTGGCGATCCTCAATCGGCTCGCGCAGCACCTCAAGCGTCTTCTTGCTGAACTCCGGCAGCTCATCAAGAAAGAGCACACCGTGATGCGCAAGTGTCACCTCACCCGGGCGGGGTATGCTCCCGCCGCCGATCATCGCCACCGTCGAGGACGTATGATGCGGACTGCGGAAGGGACGCGTCGTCACAAGCCCCGTATCCTTGCCGAGCAGCCCCGAGATGCTGTAAATCTTCGTGATCTCGATGGCCTCTTCCTTCGTCAGCTCCGGCAGGATCGAAGGCATACGGCGTGCAAGCATCGTCTTTCCCGAACCGGGTACGCCGACCATCAGGACATTGTGCCCTCCTGCCGCTGCAATCTCAAGCGCACGTTTCGCCTGATACTGTCCCTGCACGTCCGCAAAGTCATCGGTGAAGGCGGTATCTCTTTTATGTTCTGTTGGGTGTGGCTCAGCGGGAGTCAGCGTCTCCGTGCCTGTCAGATGACGCACAAGCTGCGCCAGATTCTCGACCGCATAGACCTTCAGTCCATCAATGAGGAGTGCCTCGTCTGCATTGGAGGGAGCAACGTAGAATTCCGTCAGACCATGCTCACGCGCCGTAATCGCCATCGGGAGAATGCCGCTGATCGGACGGCAGTTTCCATCAAGGGAGAGTTCCGCTGAGAAAAGCGCACTCTGCATCGCCGCCTCCGGAACCATACCGTAGGATGCAAGGAGTCCGACGGCAATCGGCAGATCAAGCCCCGAACTGTCCTTTCGCACATCGGCGGGCGCAAGATTGACTGTCACACGCTCCTGCCGCAGCTGGATGCCGGAGTTTCGAATCGCCGTCCGTACCCGCTCCTTTGACTCCTTCACCGACGTATCGGGAAGCCCCACCAGTTCAAACCCCGGCAGCCCGGGCGACACATCCACTTCAACGTCGATAATCCGTCCATCAATCCCGAGGGTCGTCGCACCATAGGTCTTTGCAAACAACGGCATTCCCTCCTACGTTTCAAATATAAGAAAATTATAACACAAGAGAGGGTATGTTGCCTAATGATTCTTTGTGAAAAAATCTGCCTGTAGCAGCCCCCATGCGGGAGGCTCTACACATAATGAAGAATTACGCTATCTCCTTATAATGCACCGTCAACGTATGCAGTCTTGTGCGGATCACATCTCTGAGTGCCAAAGGCTCGACTGTTTGCACTGCATCCCCATAGTGGATAAAGTAATCCGCGATGAACTCCTCCTCGCCCACATTGTAAAATCCATGGATATAGTACCGCCCATTCTCCTCCACAAGTCGCATGGATGGATAGTGTTCTTTATAAAAGAAATCCCGTCCCTGTGCCGTAATCTCGACGACAAAGGAGAGTGCATCGACACGGCAATAGAGATCCTCTGCGGGATGAGCAAAGGATAAAAGTGGCATCCCCGTCACATCCGTACACTCCTCCACCACAGTGATGCGGCCACACCGAAAGACACGCGCCTGCCCCATCTCGAAATCATGCGTTGTGTCATACCATAAATGTGATATAATGATAGACATCTATTCGTCTGACCTGCTATTTACGAGGAGATGTCATTATGACACAGCGTCCTGCATTTGATGAGATTCGCTCATATGAGGAGTTTATAAAATATTATTGGTATCGAACAGAACTCGTAGAGATTTGCAAAAAGCTTGGAATTGCACACAGGGGGGTAAAAAAAGATCTCAATCACAACATTGCAGAATACTTTAAAGGGAACATAGTCAAAGCCACTCCCCAAAAAGAGCAGATGATATCATCTGGAGCGATTTCCTTGGACACACCATTACTTGCTTGCAACTTTTCGTTCAACACAAAGTTTAGAACATATTTCTCAAATCTGACGAGGGTTTCTCCCTTTAAATTTACAGCAGATATGGCGACCGCATGGCGAAAGGTGAAAGCGGATCACGACACATCGTTTACTATACAGGACATGTTGAATGTATATAAGGGGATATCGACGTATGCAAAGTATGATTCTTCTGTATGCGAATGGAACCGCTTCTTAAAAGATTTCTGCGCTGATCCCATAAATGACAAGTTCAAATCAAAATTAAAGGCAGCTGCTATCCTATGGCGAATTGTTCGTGATTCCGATCAACCTAAAATGTATTCACACACATTAGTGCAAGATCATTTAAAACAACTCGAAAAGCTTTAAGGATAACACTTCTTAATTAATTTGTTGACTGTATTGTAAGAAACGCTGATAACTGTAGTCCAACTTCTCTCAGCGCATCTTTTCCCTGCCAATGTCCCCCTATAGAGTACCAATCTTCATCCGCTTTATTTCCTTAAATAGAACAAACCTCTACATCCATCAACGCCGCTCTCAATCCCACCCTTGAAAACAACAACAATCTGTCCGTCCTTCTTGACCTCAATGTGATCGAGCAGCCCGCCCCATAGCTCCTCATCAAACGCAACCTGCTCCCCGTCGATACCACATACCGCTTGAATCATGCCCTCCAAGTTGTTTCTCTTGCTCTCCCTCGCGGCAATTTGCTCATCCGACCTCGCCAGATGCCCCTGCTTTTCCATATAGAGCGCACGAATCTCATTTTCCTGTTTCAGATATGCCGTCTGATCCTGTGCCACCCGTGCGTTTTCGCGAATCAGTGTTTCAAGCCGTTCTGCCAAAACACGGAGTTCCCGCTCTACTTTATCCCGTTCCTCCGTCAGCTCCTCCATCTGGCAAACGCTGTCAATTAGAGAGCGGAGTTCCGCGATTACGTTCTCTTTGACTTCCACCAAGGAGTTCAGACCCTTGACGAAAATCTGTTTGATTTCCTCCTCCATCAGATGTCTTGTGCTACAGGGCTTTCCCTTTTGGGCATATTTCTTGTTGCAGCGGTAGATGACTCTGCGGTATTTGTCGGTCGAGTGCCAGACCTTCGCACCGTAGTAACCGCCGCAGCAGCCGCATTTGATTTTGTTCGAGAAGATGCTCACACCGCTGTGCTTCCCGTTCTGCTCTCTACGCTTTATCTCCGACTGGACAAAATCAAACAAGTCCGGCGGAATAATCGCCTCGTGGTGCTCCTCCACATAGTATTGCGGAATCTCGCCCGTGTTCTTACGTCGCATCTTATCCAAGAAGTCTGCCGTATACTCTTTCTGGATCAGGGCATCACCGCGATACTTCTCATTCGTGAGAATCGACCGTACTGTGGAGATGTACCACTTATCCTTACCCGACGGAGATTTGATGCCGCGCTTCTCCAACTCCTTGGTGATGGCATAGAAGGAGCGTCCGCCGACGAATAGCTTGTAGATGAGCCTTACGATTTTTGCCTGTTCTTCGTTAATTTTGAAGTCCTTGTCATAGCCGAGGAATGCACTGTAGCCCACACTGGTCTTGCCCTCGGCGAACTGCTTGCGCTTGCCCCATGTGGTGTTCTCCGAGATGCTGCGACTTTCCTCCTGCGCTAGGCTCGACATAATCGTGATAAGGAGTTCTCCGCGCGTGTCGAACGTCCATATGTTCTCCTTCTCGAAGTAAATCTCTACGCCGTTTTCCTTGAGTTTTCGGACGTTCTGCAGAGAATCCACGGTGTTTCTCGCAAAGCGGCTGACCGACTTTGTGATGATGAGGTCGATCTTGCCGGCAAGGGCATCCTCGATCATCTGGTTGAAGCCGTCACGCTTCTTTGTATTGGTTCCACTGATCCCTTCGTCCGAATACATGCCGACGAAATCCCAGTCAGCGCGGCTTTCGATGTAGTTCTTGTAATGAGCCATCTGCATTTCGTAACTGGAAGCCTGTTCTTCATGATCGGTCGAAACTCTGGCATATCCTGCCGTTCTGCGCCGCCTTGGTTCTGCCGTAACCTCAGACCGAAAGATTTTAGGGCTTGCAGGGATGACCCTCACTGTCTTTGCCATCGGTATGCGCCTCCTTCTTTGAGTTGAAATATGACTTCATCGTCGGATATGGAAATCCGCTCGACGTTCTGCACAATCTGCCCTTCGCAGCAGTCGCCGAAGAAGGATGCCGCCGCTTCCTTCAGTTCTGACTCTGGTAATCTCCTTAATCGGCATTTCGTGCGTGGCTGACTGCAAGCCCACGCCTTAGTTCCCTTCGTCCAAGTGTCACGCTCACACTTGCTGTCGCAGGAGGCGCAGTACACTTTGTTGGTGAAGGGATTGCTTCCTCGCTGCCCGTTGTATATGCGGGCAGTCTTTTTTATGCGCCCGTTGACAAGATGGAAGTCGATTCGATCACCGTGAATGACAATCTTGGACACCTTGCGTTTGAGTTCTGCGGCATCGAAATCTTCCTTCTCCATGACGTCTCTGACCGCAGCCACAAGCTCCTCTTCCTTGATTGGACGGCTGTCACAGGATTCCCTACCTTTCCGCTCTCTTGTATTGCAGCACCATCGTCTGTACTTCCCGGCGGTTCTTCTGCTGAAGCCGCCTCCGCAGCATCCGCATTTCACCATTCCGGAAAACGGAAGAAGAACAGGATTCCGATTCACAGCCTGTTCGGCTCTCCGTTTCCGTATCTCCTGCACCTTGTCGAAATCTACCTTTGACACCAGAGGCTCGAATATTCCCTCCACCAGATACATGGGCAGTTCGCCTTTATTCCGTTTGCGGATATGTCCCTCGCTGATGTAGTTCTTCTGCAATGCTATTGTGCCCGTGTAGGAGATGTTGAAGAGAATATCCTTTACCGTGGTCTGCTTGATGGGTCCCCCCTGCCGTCCTGTGATTCCGCGCCCCGCGAGTGTCTTTGCGATGGTGTAGGCAGATTCCCCGGCAAGGTATCTACGGAATATCTCCTTGACGATCTCACCCTCTGCTTTGATAATGCGGAACATCTCGCCATCCCATGTGTAGCCGTAAGGCGGTTTATGTCCGTTCGGAATCCCCTCTGCGAATCGTCGCCGCACACCCCATCGTATGTTGTCACCAATGCTCCGACTCTCTTCTTGGGCAAAGGATGCAAGCAGCGTCAAGAGGAGTTCTCCGTCCTCGGACATGGAATCAATGTTCTCCCTCTCAAAGCGGACGGCGATCCCCTTCTCTTTCAACTGTCGAACGGTATGAAGGCAATCTACGGTGTCACGGGCAAAACGGCTGATACTTTTGACAAGCACCAAGTCGATCTTCCCGGCGTTGCAGTCGGCGATCAGCCGCTTGAACTCCGTCCGATGCGTGGTACTCGTGCCTGTGATACCTTCATCTGCGTACACGCCGGCGTATTCCCATGCAGGATTCTTCTGGATGAGATTGCTGTAGTAACTGACCTGCGCTGCAAGGGAGTGGTGAAGCGTATCCACAGAGACGCGGGCATACGCAGCCACACGCAGCTTTTTCTGCAATGTCTGAGTTGGTTGGACTCTTCGTATCTTCATGGTGCTCCCTCCTTTCCAGTCCCATATTCCCGT